TTCTGAGGCACTTGCTGACCTACGCAAAAAGAATGAGGTAGCTTTGCAAGAGGCAGAGAATGCAGGTAAGTCAGAGCAAGAGCTTAGAGAATTACGCATAACACAACTTGAAGCTGAGAGAAAATATTTGTTTGATAACCTTGCTAAAATCTATAAAAAGGAAGTTGATCAAAAGGCAGCACTTGCAAAGATTGACAATGACCTTAAGAAAGCAAGAGATAAGAATGCAGCGGATATAGAGAAGGCAGAGAATGAGGAGTTAATTGCAAGGTTGAAAAGAAAAGAACTCAATGCTAAGGATGACATTGCTAAATTCGAGGCACAAAAGGAACTACTTGAAGCAGAGGCAAAGATAAAGATGGACTCACTTGAGGTAGGCTCAGAGGAGAGAGGATTGCTTGAGGATGAGACTGCTAAAAAGTTAAAAGAAATTGATGACCAAATCACAGCTAAAAAGATTGAGAATCAACAAAAGATTTTAGCAGCTGCACAACTTACAGCAGAGACTAAATTATCTAAGGAAGCCTTTGAACTTGAAAGATTTAAAGGTACTAAGGAGGAAGAGATTGCAGCAAATGAGGCATTTCTTAAAACTACATTAGATACATTGGATACTCAAAGAGAGGCAGAGCTTAAAGCAAAAGACTTGAGTAAGGAACAAATAGCAGCCATTAACGAGAAATATGACCAAGCTGAAATATTAGCAGCAGAAGCAAAAGCGGCTAAGTTGGTTGAGATAGATGATAAGGCAAGAGAGAAACTTAATGCAAATATTGAGGCTGGATTTCAACTTGCTACAACAGCAGCAGGAGCCATTGCATCAATACAAGATATCAACACAAAAAAGAAACTTAAAGGAGTACAGCAAGGAAGTAAAGAAGAGGAGAAGATACTCAAGCAACAATTTGAGCAACAGAAAAAAATGCAGTTGGCAATGGCTGTTATCAATGGAGCTCAAGCCATTGTTTCAATACTTGCACAGATGCCTAAGTTTGACGGTGGCTTTGCTACGGCAGCAGCTATTGCTGGCTCAGTGATAGCAACGGCAACAAGTTTAGCAACTATTGCAAGTACATCCTTTGAGGGAGGAGGCAATGCTCCAACTGCAGATACCAATAGTTTCACAGGTGGAGGTAATACAACAGGAGGCATGGCTACTCCATCAGTTAGCCTATTCGGTCAAGGTAACCAACTCAATAATGTAGGCAACCCGAACCAAGAGGGAGGAGGTCAGACTATCACAGTCAATGCTATAGTGAGTGAGACTGAGATGACCAACGTACAGAACAAAGTAAATAAGATACAAAAGAACGCAGAACTATGACAAGTTATCAAGCATTAATCAACAAGATAGAGGCATTCTATAACGCACATCTACAAGTTAAAAAAGTAGGTAGTGACTTTGCAGAGCAGATGCCTAACTTTGCCACAAAGGATGAGAAGTATCCTATTGTGTTCATAGCACCTATCACAGCTATAGCAACTCAAAACACTAACACATTGAGCTTAGAGATCACTTGCTTAGACATTATCCAAAAGGATAGAGCTAACATCACAGTGATACTCTCAGACTGCCATCAAATATTAGTTGACTTAGTGAACTACTTTACATTTAGCGATGACTATAGCTTTGATATCTTAGGTACTCCTTCCATAGTGCCATTGAATAATCAGATACTTGACTATGCAGCAGGGTGGGTTATGACCTTAGATGTTGACATGAGTAATTGGACAGATTGTCAAGTTCCTATTATAACAGAATCATAAGTTAATTACAATATAGGTATGGCTATCAATAGACAGAAAATATCTCAGATGACTCCCAAGGGAGCAGACCTTGATCCAACTGACTTACTTGAGGTAAGTGTTCAAACAGGCTCAGGATATGAGACACGGTCTATCACAGGGGATGAGTTAGTATTGAACAGCCTTAGTGGATATGTTCCTTATGTTGGAGCTACTCAAGATGTTGACTTAGACAATAATAAGATTAGTGCCAGGTCAGTATATATTGAAGGAACTAATGGAGGTGGACATCTACATCTTAAGCATCAAAATGCAGATGCTACAGCAACAGGTCAGAGCACTGCTCTCTATGCTGACAGCAATGGTGATCTGAAGTATAAGAATGACAATGACTACTATACTACATTAAAAACCTCAAGCAACACAGCTAACAGAGTATATACTTATCCAGATGAGAACTGTACTCTTGCACCAAGAGAGGTTACTATAGTAGAGAAAACATCTACACTTAACAACATAGTGTTAACTGACTTGTATAAGTTGATTAATACTAACAACAGTAGTGCTAATGACTTAAGGATACCAACTAACACAGGAGTGGCATTCCCTATAGGGACTCAGATACTTGTAGTTCAGTATGGCACAGGTCAGACAACAATAGCTCCAACAGCAGGAGTAACACTACGATCAAGTGGAGGTAAGACTAAGATAGCTGCTCAGTATGGTATGGCTACTCTTATCAAGATAGATACTAATGAGTGGGTATTAGCAGGAGATTTAACAACATAATAAATAAATAAAATGGCAACGGATAATGAAATTTTAATAGCAGGTCAAGGTACTTATATCTTGAATAACACAACTGAGTTCACAGGTAACTTTGATGCTATTGTAGTCCTTGAGGATACAGTGTTCAACTCTATTAAGATAGCAGCAGTTGATGTTAAGTCAACATACATAGCAGCTACAGGAACAGCAGTTAAGGCAGGTGCTATCATAAGACCTACTAAGGCTCAGAAGTTTAGTGGTGTTAAGTTAACAAGTGGATCAGTTACTATTGTATTATGATAGGCTACGGTAATAGTATGTTTTTAGCAACACATGGAATATTAGCAAGGGCTGCATCAGGAGGTGGAGTTGATCCAGATGCTCAGGCATTTATAACAGCAGCAGGTATCACTAACCCTACGCAACAAGGTGCTATTAATGACCTTGTAATAGGAATGAAAGCTGATGGTATATGGACAAAGTTCAAAGCAATATACCCAATAGTAGGGGGTACGGCTTCAAGTCATGCTGTCAACCTTAAAACGCCCGGAACTCATAATTTGACTTTTGCTACAGGTTGGACACATTCAAGTACGGGAATGACACCTAATGGAGCAACTTATGCTGATACTGCGTTGAATCCAAGTTCTGCATTAACATTAAATTCAACTCATTTAAGTTTCTATTCAAGAACTAATGTTTCAGCAGTTCAAAGAGAAATTGCAATATATCAAGCTGGAGATAACCCAACAATGGCATTAGGTACAGGTTCAGGAGTTGAAGTATCCGACCATTATAATTACAATCAAAGGATATCTGCTTCAATAGCTTCTTCAACTGGTTTTTATTTAGCAACGCGAACAACAAGTACAAGCCATAAATTATATAAAAATAATAGCACGTTAGGAACAAATACAAGTGCAAATGTTAATATATTACCAAATGGCAATTTATTTATTGGAGCTTCAAATAATACAACACTTGGAGTAATAACATCTTATTCAACAAAACAATGTGCCTTTGCTTCAATAGGAGATGGTTTAACAGATACGGATGCGGCTAACTTTTACACAGCAGTTCAAGCATATCAAACAACTTTATCAAGACAAGTATAATGGAAGGACGAATAGTAACAAACCAAACAGCAGAAGAACTACAAGGAGTGTTCTTTGACGCAGATACATTCTTTAATTTTGTTCAAGATATTAATGATGTATATTTTTTATTTTTAAGTGAGCAGGATGAGGCAGATATTGCACCAACTGAATATGCTTATTTATTAGATATTCCTTTGAGTCCGTTCGAGCCTAAGCCTTCACCACCATTTCCACCAGCTGAATAATGGCACGCTACGCAAATAATGGTATATTCAATGTCAAGTATCCTACAAGGAGAAAGATACAAGTGATATTACAAAGGTTAATATCAGAGTCAGGTGCTATTGATACGGGTGCATTATATGACTCAGTGCGTATCAATGCAAAAATACCTGCACTTGGTGAACTTGAGATACAGATTATTGCAATGTATTACTTTGGATTTTTGAATAATGGTGCAAATCTTTGGAATGGTGGAGTAATACCTCCTTATGAGTTTTGTGCTCAGTTAACTGAAAGGATGGATAGTTCTGGAATAACAGCAGAAATCTATTCTCAATACACTGAGTGGATGACACAGCGTTATCCTATTTTGCAAGTGGCTCAGATACTTGGTGAAAAGAAATCTATTATCTACACATTTGAACCTATTGGAGGAGACTTTATTGGAAAATTAGATTTTACAGATTAAGCTCTTTTTTCATTGACAGCATATTAAAGGTAAGGATAAGAGGCAGGTCAGTGACTTGCTTAAACTTAGTCAAATCCTCATTACAAAGTGAGTAGAGTAGTCTCTCCCATCCCCACTTTACAGCAGACTTTTGTTCAGCTTGTGCCTTAGACTCATCGGATGTCATTGGTTTATTATCATCCTCTTCATCTCCATCCTCTTCATTAAAAAGTAAGTGATACTTATCCATGAAATCTTGTCTAAATGATAGGTACTCAGGTATGATACCATAGATATCATTAATGCAGTACTCATCAAATAGTTCATGCCTGTCAAATGGATTGAAGTCATAAGGCTCAAAGCTTAACTCACCCCACTCATTAGTGGTATGTTGCCTGTACATGATAGCTGCTATATGGCAAAGGTGCTTGATGTAGTCATTAGCAAAGAAATACTCTAAGTCAATGAACTCCCCACAGGTCAGCTTAGCTAATGGCTTGACCTTCCACTGTTCAATATCTCTCTTGTAGTTTTTAGATGGCTCAGAGTTAATGAATGTAATATCTTTGAGCATAGCACTCACCTCACTTACATCTAAGTCCTCAAGCTCATCTGAGCTAACTCCTGCAAGAGCTGAGAGTATCTCTATCTCTCTGGCAAATACCTCCTCAATAGAATATAACTCTCTAATCTCTTTAAACTGCAGGACATCAATCTCACTCCACGATTTCGGAAGGTTCATTGCGTTTGATTTCTTTGGACAGTTTTTGTCCTATCTCTACTAAGTAAGGCACTGCTAACTCTGCCTTGAGCTCTCTTATCATCTTAGCCTTATGCTTGATGTGAGTAGTGTCATAATGTTCTGCCTTGCTTAGGTCATCTCTCTTGAATAGGATGCCTAACATTTCAGAGATATAACCTTTATGCTTAGAGTTCATGACCTTCTCAATGTGCTTAGTATCTCTCACTGATAGCTTAAACTCCTCACCTTCAAAGGCAGTGTATTTGTATCCATCAAGCTCAATAGTTGACTGTAGCTCTGGCTTACCTTTGATGTTGTTAAACTCCTTGACATAAGTTTTGAACTGCTCAATAGTGGTATCCTCAAAGTCATTCTCAGTGATACCAAACAACTCAAATACTTTAAGATGTTTCTCAATAGCATCTAAGTCCTGTTGTGCATGTATGGATGTGATATCCTCAAACTGTTGCACTGTTAACTCCTTCAATTGATTAGGAATTTCTTTGTCTAAAATTTTTACCATAGATTTTAATTTTTAACAAATATAACACTTTCTACAATATAGGCATGGATAGACCTGTCTATAAGATAACAATAGATCCTGAGTACTCTGATGGGGAGGACTTAGGTATTGAGATGATTGCCTTCACATCTAAGCCTGCTATTAAGGTGAAAGGTATGGCATTCAGTCAAGCTACTCCAATGACATTTTCAGATGACATTAAGATGCGTATTGTAGCACCTGCTATGATACCAATGTCAATCTATAGAAGAGATGAGGATGGCACTGAGTATGATGTGCTATTTACAGAGGAGGTCATTGAGTCTATTCATGCTAAGTTCATGCAGAACCTACAGAACAAAGATATCTTTAACTTAGAGCATGAGGCAGAGGAGAAAGTTCCTGCCTACATCCTTGAGGCTTGGATAGTTGAGAACCCTAAGCAGGATAAAGCATTCACAACATACGGCATTGAAGTACCTAAGGGAACTCTAATGCTAACAAGTCAAGTAACTGATAAGGAATACTATGATAGCCTTGTTGAGTCAGGTCAAGTAGGATATTCTATTGAGGGATTCTTAGGACTTAAACTATCGGAATTATTAAAACTAAATACAATGAAGTTACCTGATGGAGAACATCTAATCGAGGATAAAATCTATGTCGTTAAAGATGGAGAAGTTATCGAGATTAAGGATGCACCTGCTGAAATAGCAGAAGAACAAATGGCAGAGGAGCCAGCTGTTGAGGAGGAAGCTGAGACTACAGTTGATGAAGCTGCTGAGGATGTGCAAGAGGAGGAGGCAGATGCTGCCGCTGAGGATGTTGAGATGGCAGTTGACCCAACTACTGATGCTGAGGCTGTACTTGCAATAGTATCACCTGTGATTGAGGAGCAAGTTAATCAACTACTTGCTATCATAGCTGACCTTAAGAACCAAATGGAAGAGTACTTAGCTCCAAGAGATGAGGAGATTGAGGTTGAGGCTAAGAACCAAAAGATGAGCTCAAGAGAGCTATTTAAAGAATTTGTAAAATTTTCAAAAACCAAATAAAATGAACCGTAATTTAAAATTTAATTTAGAGGTTGAAACTAACGCATTATTGTGTGCCAACCCAGAGGAGTTCTACTCCAAAGCGTATCTTCAATCAGAGGATATCGCATCTAACTTTCGCTCTTTACCAGGCATCAAGTCTAAGACTAAGTTAGCTAATGTAACTTTTGGTAACATCTTACAAGCATCTACTTGTAACTTCTCTGCTCCTAATGATTCATTAGATGCAGTTGATATTGATGTATGTCCTTTGTCAGCTATGGCTCAATTATGTCAGTTCGACTTAGAGCAGTCATTCTTAGCTTTGCAAATGGCAAAAGGATCTAATGGTGATTTCACTGTTGCATCTTTTATGTCATACTATTGGAATGAGATGGCAATGACTATCGGTCAAGATATCGAGTTATTGAGATGGCAGGGAGATGTATTATCTGAGGATGCATTATTAGGTCTTTGTGATGGATACTTGAAAGGACTTTGTGGAGATGAGGCTGTAAATGGATTGTATGCAGGTGTTATTGATACATCAAATGTACTTGACCAATTGAGTGCTGTACTTGCTGCTGCTCCTTCAACTATTAGCAGAAGAAAAACAGACTTAAGATTTTATGTATCTACTAATGTAGCTAATGCTTATGAGCTTGCTGCTGCACAAGGTAACACTTTGACTTATGTTACTACTCCATTAGGTTTAACATTCTTAGGTATCAATGTAGTTGTGTGTGAAGGTATGCCAGATAACACTATCTTGTTGACTTTGAGAAATAACCTTATCTATGCATTTGATGCAGAAGGAGATGACAAAGCATTGAAAGCAGTTAACTTATCTGATTCAGTTGCTGAGCCTTATTTGAGAACTCGTGCTAATATGAAAGTAGGTTTCCATTATGTTAACCCTGCAGAGATTGTTTTATATAACGTTTGTTTCGACTAATCTCTCCCTTATATATAACGGGGGTAGTAATACCCCCTATTTTTAAACATTAAAAAAAATTACCGATGAGCTGTGCTACCCTCGAGACCATTTTGAAGAGTTGTGATAACAACTCCGGTGGTATATATAAATTCTATGTGAACAGACAAGACCAAGTAGATGAGACTACTCTATCACTTGGCACTGCTCCACTTGATTGGACTATCGATGCTCTTAACTTAATTGGTGGAGGTGATACCTTCATTGAGTTAGAGTTCAGAAGAAACGTATCCTCATACACTGAGGACTCTGCTATTGACTTGATTAATGGCTCAAGCTATGTAACTGCAACTATCAACTTGATGTTCCATAGAAGAGACCAAGATAAGTCAAAAGCTATTAAGATATTAGGAGCTGGACAACAATATTTAGCAGGTATTATCCAGGATGCTAATGGTAAATATTGGTACTTCCCTTATTTGCAAGTTAGTGCAACAGGTGAAGGATCAGGAACTACAAGAGCAGATGGCTCTAAATACAGTGTGACACTTGTAGCTGAGAATGAGTTTTTAGCTTATGAGATTGATGCTGCTGTAGTAGCAAGTCTTATTTAATCTTGCCATAGATTATAAACTAAGAGCCTCACTTCGGTGGGGCTTTTTTAATAATTATTTCTTTGAGATACAATATAGGTATGATATATCTTGAGAAGGATACAGTTAACACATTTGTGTTGACACTTACAGAGGTTACAACAATCTCCAATCCTTACTATTTATTTGAATTTGAGGATGAGTTTGACACTACAGCTAACCCTATCTATTGGCAGGGAGTTGATAGTTCCTCATGGCCTTCAAGATATAACCTATTCACTATCGAAGACCCTATTGATGTTGACTTTATTAAGGGCCAATACAGATATAAAGTATATCAGAGTCCTACTCCAACGGTTGATCCTACAGGTTTAACCATGATAGAGGAGGGTCGCATGGTAGTGGCAGGGATACAAACTAATTCAATCTATGACTAATGGCATGGTATAACAGATTTATAGGCAGCAAGCCACAAACAGCAGAGATAGTTGAGGGATATCAATCCTTCTCTACTCCATTTCAAAAGGTAGGTGGTGCTAACCTATCACTCCCTTATGTTAATGGCCGCTATCAGATAGCAGGTTACATTCCATTTGGACAGGATAACCTCTATCCTGAGCTACTTAATCAACTATATTACAGCTCACCTTTACATGGTGCTATTGTTGACTTTAAGACTAACTCAGCAACAGGTGGAGGATACACTATTGAGACTGAGAAAATGTCTCAAGAGGATAAACTCAAGCTATATACCTTTGAGAGAAAGCTCAAGTTAGGTAAAACAATCAGAGCCATAGCACAACAGTTGATAGTTCACCATAGAGTGTACTTTAAGCTGTGTTATAATAAAAAAGGAGAGATATATAAGGTAGAAAACATCTCACCTGAGAGAGTTAGAGTATCAAGAGACAAAGAAACATACTTCCTTTGCGATGATTGGACAGCTCGCATTGATGTGAGAGAGATTAAAAAGTATCATCCTGCCAACACTGACCTTGAGCAACTATATTGCTATGAGTTAATGACTTTGGGGCAGGAGTGGTATCCGCTGCCGCAGTACAGTTCTGCACTTAATTTTGCGTTTCTCTCGGGCGAGTTATCGTACTTCGCTAAGAGTAACATTCAAAACTCAATATTTCCATCCTTTGCTATGATGTTCCCTAAGAGGCCACAGTCAGAGGAGGAGAAACACATGATTAAGCAGACCATTGATAGGTTGAAAGGAGCTGCTAATGCAGGGAAAGCTGTTGCATTCTTTGCTAACAATCAAGATCAGTTACCTAAGATTGAAAGCCTACCTACTAACAGCAATGATAAGCTATTTCAAGAGGCATCATCTCTCAATACAGAACAGATATGCTTTGCTCACACAATAGATCCTATCCTCATGGGAGTTCGCACTCAAGGGTCACTTGGCTCAGGCAGTGATATCAAGCAGGCTTATGTTGTATTTGAGAAAAATGTAGTTATGCCATTGAGAAGACAGGTTGAGGAGATAGTTAATGAGATAATGGCCATTGCTAAGATACCAGGTAAGTTCTCAATCAACAACTTCCAAATCATTAATGAGACAATCATTGAGCTTGAAGGTGATACCTCTAAGACATCTGATGCATTGAACTCATTGAGTCCATTGGTAGCTACTAAGGTACTTGAGAAGATGACACCTAATGAGATAAGAGCTCTTGCTTCACTGCCTCCAATAGAGGGTGGAGATGTAATACAAACAGAAACACCTGCAGCACCATGAACTACTTTATTACAGAGACATACTTAAAGACTAACACACCTATCACAGCTAATGTTGATGTGACAGATGTTACTCCATACATAGCAACACAGGCACAGCTCAGAGTTATGCCTATATTAGGCACTACATTTTACAACTATCTACTCACTAAATACAATGCTCAGACCTTGACTAATGTTGAGGAGGCACTTGTTGCATATATTCAACCTGTCATAGCTTGGAGGAGTGCAGAGGATGCTGTGTTTGGCTTGACATATCAACTTAAGAACAAAGGACTGCAGACTCAGTTTGGAGATTTCTCAAGCTCAGTAACTCGCTCAGAGGTAGCCTTTGGGATGGAGCACTACGCACAAAAGGCCTCATTCTTTGAGACCAGGTTGACTCGCTACTTGATAGCTAACAAGGATTTATATCCTGAGTTCACTGCAGAGGTGAACAGAGATACTGACCTAAGACCTATGATAGATCATTGTGGATGTAACTGTGGGGAAGTGTGTAGATTTGACTGTCCATGTGGAGGATTTAGAGAAAATGGTTATAATAACAGTATATTGATTTTGTGATGGGATTTAATGAGGTAGCATTTACAGTGATAACAATACTTATATCTGGGATAGGGTATTTTTTGAAGAGTTTACATAGTGATTTGAGAAGTGTTATGAAGGAACAAAAGCAAATAATTGAGACTCAAGGTAGATTGAAAGGTAAGATTGAGCTTGTTGATAATGAGGCACGCTTCAAATATGAGGCTATTGAGAAAATGACTCAGTTAGAAATTAAGCACCTGGCAGAACAGATAAGTGAACTCACTCAATCAGTTAAGAAACTAATAGAAATCAATTTAAAATGAGCATAGCACAAAGATGGAACGCTCCCACTCCAAAGTTTTGGAAGAGAGTACAACAAGCAGCCATTACAGTGGGTGCAATAGCAGGAGTTATCCTTGCTGCACCTATCACACTACCTGCAGCGGTCATAACTGTGGCAGGATATGTGGCAACAGCAGGAACAGTAGCAGCAACACTATCACAATTAACAGTAGAAACCAATGAGCAACGTTAAAAACTACACTGATAAGCAACTTTTAGATAGAGTCAAGCAACTATCTAACTATAAGACTATTCCATCTGATATGTGGCTGTTGTTTGTGCGTTCTAATGAGGATGCTAATAATGTATTTGATGACAAAGTGTATATTTTTAAAGGCTCATCATTTCAATTTGTTACATCTTGCACCACTAACAAAGGAAACAAAGGAACCGCAGTAATGGAAGCTGACAGATGGAACTATGATTGTTATGCTTATGGACTTCACAGAGGTAAAATGGAGGCACTTAGACAAGTTGCCAAAGTACCTTATAGAAGAGACTACACAAATGATCTTAAAACTAACCCAACTACTGAGCTAATGGATAACATTATCTTTATGAATGTTCATGGTGCAACCTATAACAAAGGTAGTCAACAGGTAGCAACTCAGATAGGAGGATGGTCAGAGGGATGCTTAGTACTTAATAACAACCCTGATTATGAGAGAATGGTTCGTATGGCAAAAGACCAGGCGAAAGTATCTATATGTTTAATAAACGAATTTTAAAATGGCAAAGAAAGTAGGCAGACCTAAAAAAGTACAGGTTAACATTGAAGGTGATAAGACAGATGTTATCATTAAAACAAATAAGGCAGAAATAGAATACCACAAAGATGGCACTAATCATGAGCTTGACTATGATGGTAAGAAAGTAGATGTGAACATCAAAAAAGATGAGACAGGAACTAAGGTAACTGTAGAGTCTGAGAATAAGTTTCTCAAAGCTGTTGCTACTCTTGCCTCTAAGTTCGTAGTCAAGAGGTTTAAAAAGAAATAGTACCTTTGTACTTACCATAAGAACAGTTATAAGGTCATTGTAATACACCTGCTATGGTTAAAGGATTGGGGAGTCCCCGGTCGCCCACACTTAGCAGGTTTTTTAATGTCTAAATAATGTCTAAATAATGTCTAATTTTAGACATACTTTAGATGTATGTTTATCTAATCGACATCCCTCTTTATCCCTCCAAGACCTGATAATTCACTTATCAACAATAAAATGTTAATATTATTTTTACCTAATTATTTGCAGATATGAAAAAACTTATTAACTTTGTCCTATAATAATTAACAAATCAAATATGAAAGCAGAATTTTTAAAAGAATGTGGCAAGTGTTGGGGCACAGGCACAGTATCAATTAGCAGCTCTTATGAGCATCCATCTCACAGCGAGTCTGACACTTGTAATGAGTGTAGAGGTGAAGGTAAATACCTTGACTATGAGCTATTAACTGAGCGTGTTGAGGATGTAGAGTGGATGATTGATGGAATGTTGACTCGAATTAGATTAACATCTGATACTTTAAAAGACTTGAGTAGAGGTATGTTCTATGAGTTACTTCCTAAGTATAAGCATAGACTTAATATTCAATCAAGAGCTCTTGCAAGATTAGAAATTTATTTATCAAACCTTAAAACTAAATAACATGACAGAAGACCAAAAGGCTGTGAGAGACGTTTTAATCTTCTCTGCTGCATTATTAGCTATCACCTTTGTGTTAATGTATATCGGAGTCGTAGGATAGCATGAGAGAGCCTAAAATACATTTAGCATCTATAAGTTGGTGGACTAACTTTGATGAGGTAAGATATAATAATTATTTAAAAGCAATACAAAATGTGGACAATACACTATCGAGGATACATGGGAGGAGCTTGGAGGATATTAAAAAAGACTGTGCAAGCAGACTCAGAATGGGAGGCACGAAGGATGAGCAACCTTTGGGAGAAACTAATCATTAAAATTGAGAGGGTATGTTAATACAAGAGCAACACATTGACAATAGAACCGGGCAAGTTTATTTCAGAAATATATTCACAGTTGAAACATGCAATCCACTATCTTATGAGGATTATGACAGGCTTAGAACATTACTTGAGTTCGCATGTGAGAGTGCATCAAGAGGTAAAATGATTGAGATTAAGTACTTATTAGGAACTGATAAATGGACAAACGTATGAATCAACTTAAGATGTACAGGTGCATTAGACTCATGCAGATGTTACAACATAAACCAAGGTATATCCATACCATTGCAAGGTACTTGAATGTATCAGAGAGAACAGTGTACAGATACTTTGATTTGTTTAAACAGCTTGGTTATACCTTAAATAAAAGTAATAATAAATATAAATTAGAAATATGAAAACAGCAGTAGAATGGTTGGTTGAAAAGCTAAATAAATATGAATTAGCAAATTATTCTGTAAAATTAAAAATTATTGAACAAGCCAAAGAAATGGAGAAAGAGCAAAAATTAAAATATCAATTATTTATCGGTAAGGTATCGGAAATAATTGGAGATCAAAAAACATTTGAGTTATTAAAAGAATGTCAAGAAACAATTAAATAGTAATATTATGAAAACAGCAGTAGAATGGTTGGAGGAAATGTTCAGCAATTCGGAAATTCCGAACAGTTCAATGTTATTCAAACAAGCTAAAAAAATGGAAAAAAAACAAATAATGGAAGCTTGGCTAATTACAAAACCCGTTACGTTTAATAATTGGAAAAATGAATTTGAACAATACTACAACGAAACCTTTAAATCAGAATAAGATGGAACAAACAGCAGTAGAGTGGTTATGGGATATGTTATCTAAAGGAGAATTTATTAATGACCCTGAAGAACTACTAAGACAAGCCAAAGCAAAAGAGAGAGTTCAAAAAGCAGAAGAATACCTAAAAGGCTTCAAAGATGGTAAAGAGTACCAAATAAAATTAGATGAATTAACCTTTGGTTCGAATAAACAAATTATGAGTACAGATATTCCAATTACCAATAAAGACAAAGAAGAATTGATGGAAATATTAAACAGAATGCAAAGAAACCAAACCTTTAAATCAGAATAAGATGAAATATATAAAACTATATAGAATAATTAAACATAGTATTCAGTATTTATTTACTCAAAGATTGATGTATAAATACGAAGTAGAGCATTATTATTACATGAATAAATTTAAATCAGAATAGAGAAATGACAGTAAAAAAACCAACAAGATTAATCTTAGCTTACAAAGCTATTTATTACACAACTAAATTTAGTTAATATGAAAAAACAACATTTAGAAATGCTGCAGCTACTTGAAAGCATAGAGGTAATGCTGCAAAATGGTAACTCAATACACCCTGACTCAATCATTAGAGGAGCTATTCGCGTAGCAATAGGGATGGATCAGTATGGAATGCCAGAAGGATTAGATACTTCAGAGAAACATGAGCAGTATTTGAAGGATATAGGTTTAATTAATAAATCAGAATAACATGGCAGAGGAGGCAAAAATGGCACTGCTACTATTTAGCACAGGGATAATTATGATTATAATAGGACTGATTAAAAAATATAAAAATGACTGACATAATACAATACATTGAGGATAATGACCTCAAAGCAAGGCATAGATATAGACACTACACTTATAAGCGTTTCTATCTGTACAACCTACTCAGAGAGGAAGGACTTACACTCTATGAGATAGCAGCCATGTTTAACAGAGACCATGCAAGTGTGATACATGGACTTAAAACTCATCATGATCTAATCTCAATCAAGGATAAAATATACCTGGACTATATTGAGGAGCTCATGTTGATATTTGAGAATTACAATGAAGGTCATGACCTTGTTGAGGATATTATGAACTGTTTTTGTTTGAAACAATTGAGAAAAATTAAGTTTAGAATTAAGAATAATCTCTACAAAGAATTAACTTTACCCTCGCATAACATATGATTTTTTAAATTATTACTCTCAAGACCCCCTTTGCAAACGAGCTTAGGGGGTTTTTTGTTGGTGTAAACCCCTGTAAACCATACTGTAAACCATTTCAGTAGTTAATTCACTTAAATTCAATGCGTTAATACCTATTTTAGTGTAAAGGTTTACAGTTTACAGTGGTATCAATTATAAATTTCAAACTGAAAAAAAATAAAATTTTTAATTTAGTGTAAAGTTTACACTTTTTTAGGGTATTTTCTTAGTGTTTATAAGGGATACAGAGCAAAAAAGGTTTACACTTAGGTTTACAGTTAGGTTTACACTGTTTACAGTTAATAAGTTTTAAAAATTGTTTATAATAGTTATTATAATTATTTCTAATTTTGTTGAAGGGGTTGTCGGAGGCATCCACTTAAAAGGTTTACACTGTTCCTTTCCCCCTATTTTTTTTATAACAGTGTATTAAAAACAGAATATGATTACAAAAGATTATCTTAAAAAATTAGCAGGCTTAGGCTATAGCATTATTCCATGTGAAGAGTCAAAAAAGCCTATTGAATTAAAATGGACTGAGTTACCATGTAAGACCTCAAATGATATTGACTTATTGAATGCTCCTCTGTATGGATGTAGGGCAGGATTTAATGACATTGAATGTATTGATGTTGATCTCAAAGTACTTCCATCCCTTCCAGATAGGCAAAAATGGTGGGATGAGTATATCTCCTTCCTAAGAGATAATATCTCTGACTTTGATGAGAAGGTTGTCATTGCCAAAACAATGAAGGATGGCTATCATATCATCTATAAATGCACAGCTCAGAGTGGTAATACTAAGATAGCTAAGCTCAAAGGAATGAAGGAGGCTATTATTGAATCAAGAGGTAAGGGTGGACAGTTTATTCTCTATGGTAACTTTTATGGCATGAATGAATATCATGACATTAAGTATATCACAGAGGAAGAGAGAGAGATTATTTGGTCTATTTCGAGGACTTACAACTATATTGAGGAGGTTAACCTGGATAAACCTACTAAAAAAGAATATAAGGTTAATGACAATGAGATAAGTCCCTGGGATGATTATAACAATCAAAGCAACACAATAGATCTTATATCAGATGAGTTTAACATTGTAAGAAACACTACTAAGAATTACATCATAAGACGTCATGGAGCTACTTCACCTCATTCAGGATATGTGTACAAAGATAGTGGCTGTATGTATCTATTCAGCACAGGAACAAATTATCCATCTGAGAAGTTATTAAGTCCATTTGCTATCTATGCTCATAAGTATCACTTTGGTAGCTTTAAAGAGGCTGCAAATGACTTATATCACAAAGGATATGGAACTCGAAGAGTGCCAAAGATTGAGATAGAGGATAGACCTACAGTTGACCTTGATAAGTTGACATTTCCTATCGATATATTTCCTGAGAATATTCAACTATACATCCTTGAGAGTGCCAAAACATTAGGTCTATCCATTGATTACATGGGTAGCTCATTCCTTTGGCTCTTATCTGTGATAGTTGGTAACTCATTGAAGCTCGAAGTTAAGACAGGATGGGTTGAGAATGCCACAGTTTGGATTTCATTAGTAGGTAAAGCAGGGATAGGTAAGACTCCAAGCATCAATCAAATGATTAGACCTTTGGAGGTGATTAATAACACTCACATAAGACGTTACATAAAGGAATATTCTAAGTGGGTAGAGTATGAGAAAAAAGATAAGAAGGATAAGGAGCACTCAGAGGAGGTAAGGAAGCCTAAAAAGACTCAATTCATAGTGAATGATATTACACTTGAGGCATTAGTTGACTTGCATGAAGAGAATAAGAATGCAGTTGGAGTGTTTAAAGATGAGCTTGCAGGATGGTTTAAAGACATGAACAAATATAGGGCAGGTTCTGACCTTGAGTTTTGGTTATCTTGTTGGAGTGGTAAGGCTGTAAGTATGAACAGAAAAACTGCAAAGAGTTCATTTGTTGATAAACCTCACATCCCTGTGCTTGGAGGTATCCAGCCAAGTATCTTTGATCAGTTTAATACAGAGGAGAACAAAGAGAATGGATTTACAGATAGGATGTTAATAACCTTCCCTGATTTGTATGTTGATACTTACAATGAGAATGAGATGGATGATCGTATCTTAATTTGGTATGATGAGTATGTTGTTAAGTTCTTTGATACAGTTAAAAGAGAGTGGGTTAAATACAATCAAGAGGATGACATTGAGCCTATTAAGGCAATACTATCACCAAAAGCTAAGATACAATGGATGAGAATATTCAATAAGATTACTGAAATGCAGAACAGTGATAGTGAGAATGAATATATGAAGTCAATGTTACCTAAGCAAAAGAGTTATATCCCAAGATTTGCACTCCTTCTCAATGCTTTATGGAGTTATGATATTGAAGAGAATGATGGCTCTTATAGTATGATAGGTGCAGATGCTATGTTAAAAGCTGAGAAACTATCTGACTACTTTATTAACATGAGTAAAAAAGTTAAGATTGAATCACAGGATAAAAAGGATATGAAGTATATTATTAAGGCAGACCAAAGTATGAACTCATTTGATAAATTTAAGTCTCTTTATACTCAAAATAAAAACCTTAATCAGTCAAAAGCAGCAGAGATATTAGAAGTATCAAGGCAGACAATTAATAAATATATTAAAAAGATAGAAAATGAATAAAAAATACTTTATAATCACAGTAGGTGAAGACCTACAAAATACTATTCTATTTGATTTAACTGATAAACTAAAAGAGCAAGGTCATTATTTTATAGTTAATTGTACTTCAAATAAAAATCAGTTTGATGTCAAAAGAGTAACATTGGAAGAATTTAATGAATTTAATGTAAATTGGTATGAATAAAATTAACAAATCAAAACTCAATGCTCTTATGATGGAGCAGTTGAAACAGAAGTATCCTAACATGCCAGAGGCATACATACCAAAGACTGATTGGACAGATAACTCTGCCAATGCCTTGACAAAATGTGTCATTGCATGGATACAGTTTATGGGAGGGCAAGCTGAGCGTATCAGTTCCCAAGGTCAGTACAGGGAAGGAGCAAAGATACAAGTAGGCTCAGGTATGATGGCTCACACAAAGCAGCTGCCAGGGAAGTGGACTCCTGGACAATCAACCAAAGGAACTGCAGACATCTCAGCTACTATAAGAGGGAGGTCAGTTAAGCTCGAGGTAAAATTTGGGAAGGATAGACAGTCAGATGTTCAAAAGGAATATCAAGCCTCCATTGAAAGGGCAGGCGGTGTGTATATCATTGTGAGAGACTTTGATAGTTTTGTTGAGTGGTATGAACAATTTACATTAGGATTATGAGAATCAAACTAAAAATGCCAAAGTTCAAGGTCAAGTTAAAGCATCTGAGAAAAAAGTACAAGTGTGCTGTTAAGGGGATTAATAATGAAACAGATTAGATATGAAAGCAAATGAGCTAAGAATAGGCAATTTAGTAAATGAGTGGTATGGAGTTGATAAGAAATATTTTATTAAAAAAATTACCGCTGAAGATATAAGAGCTCTTGATGAAAATTGGAGAGATTATAAAGGTATCTTATTGACAAAAAAAGAGGTGATTGAGTTAGGCTTTGAATATAATGATTTTGAGGATCTATATCAAAAGGATGGATTTGATGTGGATATAGAGGATGGTGTGTACTGTCACTTTTATCTTAATGAATATGGTGATTGGTACAAAGATATTGACTATGTCCATCAACTACAGAATCTGTACTTTGCACTTACAGGTGAGGAGTTAACATACAATTGTTAATAACTTTTATTTTGTACTTATGCAATCTTTTATTAACTTTGATGCAATAAATAAAAACAGTATGGAAACAAAAATCAAAACAGCTACTGAGAAAATCAAGGAGCTGAATGAGTTGAGTAACACACTCACTCTACATCAAAAACTACACAGGGCAAAGTTAGCCATTGGTAAGGTAACTAAGAACGCTATGAGCCATCACTCAAAGTACGCTGACCTTAATGCTATCCTTAGCACTGTTGAGCCTGTACTCTTAGAGAATGGCTTGCTACTTATCCAACCTATTCAAGGTAATAGTGTGTGCACTCAAATAGTAGATATTGACTCAGGTGCAATGCTCGAGTCATGTATGGACTTACCTCAAGGTATTACACCTCAACAGATGGGTAGTGCAATCACTTACTACAGACGTTACACCCTTCAAAGTGCTCTATCATTACAGGCAGTGGATGATGATGGCCAACAGGCATCTAAGGAACAACAAACTGAGACTAAAAAAGAGTCATTGTCAGATGCACGATTCAAGGCTGCTCTTGAGTCAATCAATAAAGGTGAGTTCACAACTGATCAGTTGAAAGCTAAGTTTTATTTAACCAAAGAACAGGAGGCACAACTATGAAATGGCGTCCATCACAATTAGGTAAGCTCATGACCAACTCAAGGAGTAAGTCTGAGCTATTGTCTGAGACTGCTAAGTCTGAGATTAGAAAAATTGCAAAACAGGATTTCTTTGGATACAGCTCAGATATTAAGACTAAGCCAATGATTAAAGGAACTGATTGGGAGCAGGATGGTATTGACTTACTCAATGAGGTTCGTTTCACTAAAAAGTACACTAAGAACACAATCAGAGTAACTAATGAACTCATGTCAGGGTGTTGTGATATCTTACTTGATGAGGTGATCATTGATATCAAGAGCTCCTGGTCATTAGAAACCTTCCCGGCAACACCATCAGAAGGTGAGAACTCAGACTATGAGTGGCAGGGTAGAGCTTACATGTGGCTTTATGATAGACCTGCATTTGAGTTAGTCTATACCATGTACACTACACCAGATGACCTACTCACTGAATGGGATAACTTATCCATCCACAGAGTTAATCACATACCAATGCACCATAGAGTAACTGTGCTAAGCTATGAGAGAGACATGGAGAAGGAGGAGCAGATTAGAGAGAGACTCATCTACTGCAATGAGTACTATAGTAAATATGTAAATGAATTAAATAATAAATAAATGTCAGAATCAACAATCAAAGGAGCTATCAAGCTCATCAATCCGATCAAAGTGATCAGTGATAAATTCTCAGTGAGAGAGTTTGTGGTAACAACACCGGATGCCAAGTATCCACAGGATATACTATTCCAAACAGTCAACGATAAGATGGCTGTATTAGAGTCATTAGGTGTAGGTCAGCAAGTGGAAGTATCATACAATGTGAGAGGTAGAGAGTTCAATGGGAGGTATTATAATACTCTTGATGCATGGAAAATTGAGGTAACAGGATCTAAGCCATCACAGCCAAGTACACAACCAATAGAATTAGATGATGACCTCCCGTTCTAAGACAGTCTACATCAAAGATGGTGAGACGCTCACTGACTCAATTAGAGCAGAGTTGTTTGATAAGCTATCCAGGAGATATAAAGTTGTTCACCTTGCAGAGGATGTTGGAGTGGATAAGTTTCAAATGTATCGCTTCATGCATGGCAATGAGGTAACAGGTAAGTTTTATGATAAGGTGTTTAAATACTTGATGAAATGAATACAAAACAAACAGAAACAGAGGCTAAAATAGTTGAATATTTTAAAAAGCATATTGAAGAAAGCATAAAAATAGAGAAAGATTACTATGTAGATTTTATCAAAATTCCTTTCACTTATGTTGATTTTAATGCTCCTATATCATTTGCACCTGACCCTATTGATTTTGCAATATACAGCATCAAAGAGAAAAAATACACAGCTATTGAATATCCTTGGAGATTAGATAACGGAGATTTAGTTTATAATAGAATAGAATTACTATGAACTACTTAGTAAGAATAATGATATACATTGAAGGGCAGTATTACACCCCTCAAGAGATACTTGATAAGATTAACAACTGAAGTTCGGCAAAACCCCATGTTACTCGCACCTGAGAGCGTTGTCACATGGTAACAGATGAGGGGGAGTATAACATCTCCCCTTTGTTATGTTAAAAACTTTTATTATCTTAGCACCCATGATAGACTATTTAGCTCCTCTTGTTATATCATGGTGGTTCGTTAACTTCGAGCCTCTTCAAGACCGCATCAACAGGCTTATCCTCCCCGATTGGATACACACAGCTCTTGGATGTTGGAAGTGTACATCATTCTGGGGAACACTAATCTATTCACAGTCCTTCACTATTGCCTGTGCAACCTCACTCACTGCTGTATGCTTGAACAAACTGATATACAACTCATAGACACCATCCTCAATCAACCTGAGGAGAAGGTGCTCACTAAGAGAAGCCTTATACAACTACAACAAGTTAAGAACAGAGTTACAGGACAAAGAGATAAGGAGTGTTTCTGTGCATCAGTACGCAGGAAGGTATGGCTCAAAGACTTCACTCAATGGTATGAAGGAGCACTTGGATAGATATCTCTCTCGTAACTACCTTGAGGTGCTCAAGTACACTCGACATTTCTTAGATGTGCTCAATATACCAACCTCAATAGATGCAGATGCAGTTATTAACAATGCTTACTTACACTGTGCAGGGCTCAATGCTCAAGATATGACAGAGGATAAGGCTAAGAGCTACCTGCTCAACACTATTAAGTGTGACCTTATCTGGACTCAAGGCTCTAAGACTAAGAAACAGGACTTATACAAGTCTCAAGAGTACACAATTGATGTCATTGATGACCCAACTGACCTGGAGCACAAGATTGAGATAGAGGATAGGTACAATTTTAAGAAAGCACTTGTTGAGATATACAGAACAGAGCAGAAGGACAGGATAAAAAAGATAGTATTCGAGGCATATTACGACAAAGGGCACTCTACTCAGACTGCACTCGCTAAGTATTTCAACATCAACAGTACATCTGCCTACTTCCTGATTAAAGAAATTAAAGAAAATATAAATCAAATACAATATAGGTATGAGGAATGCTAATTTTTTAGGCTTAATGACTTACATAATGGCCTTTGGAGTAGTGATAGCACTGTGGAATGAGAATATCTATTTGCTATTTAAGTTCTCAAGCATTACCTTAGCACTATATTTAACATTTATAATAGTTAACGAATATGAGCAATTTTAAAATTAAAACAGAATACATTGACAAAACTGTCAGAGTATATGATCGCATCTTAGGACAGCGTTCTATTGTGGTGGCTAAGATAGACATTAGCAAGGTGAAGTATTATCAGTCTATAGGACTTGGGTATATCTTTGAGGAAGTACCTACAGTTATCAAGTATGAGGCAGTTGAGCCACCTATTCCAGCTGAGTCAGTATCAACTGATTTTCTTGAGTCAGTAATCAATGATAAGCCTAAGAAGAAACGTAAGAAAAAACCTGCTCAAGATGGGCAAGCATAAATACATAGAGACTCCTGAGAAACTCCTGCAAATGTGGGATGAGTATAAAAAATCAGTTGACAAAGACCCCGAAATGGAGGAAATTGTTAATATTAAAACAGGTGAGATAGTTCATATAGCTAAAAAGAAACCGTATCTTAGAAGTGGCTTTGAGTCATTTGTCTATAGGAATTATGGCTTTTTAGTGAAGCAATATTTGGATAATCAGGATAAGTTATATTCTGATTATATGGGAGTCATTACGTGCATAAGGAACGAATGGGAAACTGACCAGGTATCAGGAACCATGACAGGCAAGTACAAAGCTCCTAACTTGACAGCTCGACTTAATGGGTTAGGTGATAAGCAAGATATCACAACACAAGGTCAGTCTATCAATGAGATTAAGGTTAATATTATTAAATAGTGTATCTTTGACATAATTACTACTATACTACTAATAAGTGGTATAGCCAAACCTTTGCAAATAAATTAATATCTATGGAAGAGAAAATAACAATTAGAGTAACAAAACCTGATAGCAGTGTATATGATAGAACGTTTACATCTGTTGAAATTAAGAAAAGTGATGAGGGCATTTTAATAACTCGTAAATGTTCAAGATTAGTTATGGCATTTTATCCTTTTAATTATTCAATAGAAATTATAAAAGTAGAAGTCATTGGAGATTAATAGCACAGTCATCTTCGAGAAGAACCATGATGCACTCAACTCAGATGTGAGGTTTATCATCAATGAGGGAGGCTCAAGGAGTTCTAAGACCTACTCACTATGCCAGCTAATCATAGTCTATTGCCTACAGAACAGAGGCAAGGTAGTGAGTATCATTCGTAAGACCTTCCCTGCCTTGAGAGCCACAGTCATGAGAGACTTCCTTGAGATAATGAAGAGCCTTGAGATATATGATGTGAACAGCCATAACAAGTCAGAGCACATCTACACTTTTATCAATGGCTCTATAGTAGAGTTCTTCTCAGTGGATGATGAGCAAAAGATAAGAGGTAGGAAGAGAGACATGGCATGGTGCAATGAGGCTAATGAGCTGTATTATGATGACTTCACTCAGCTCAACATGAGAACTGAGAACAAGCTAATCTTTGACTACAACCCGTCAGAGTCTAACTCATGGCTGTATGAGTTACCTGCAGAGGAGAGCATCCTAATTAAGTCAACGTATAAGGACAACCCCTTCCTGCCTGAGAGCATTAAGAAACAGATTGAGGATTTGAAGAGAACTGATGAGGCACAATATCAGATATACGCATTAGGGGAGAAGGCTATATCTAAGAGCAACATCTACTCTAATTGGACCTTTGTCAAACATCGACCTGCTAAGTTCACATCATTTGTCTATGGCCTTGACTTTGGATACAATCACCCCACTGCATTAGTGAGAGTCTATTGGAGGGATAAGGACTTATACATTGAGCCTGTGATATATGAGAGCTATCTCACCACTACTGATCTGATAGCAAGGATGGAGCAGTTAGGCATAGAGAAGAGTATTAACATCCTTGCTGACTATTCAAGGCCTGAGACCATTGCAGAGATAGATAGAGCAGGATACTATATTGAGAATGCTAACAAGGTAGTAAAGAAGGGGATAGATAACATTAAAACCTTTGGAGTATCCTGTGAGGACCATCCTCAACTTAAGAAGGAGTATGAGAATTACAAATGGAAAAAGATAGGTGATACCATTACAGATGAGCCTGTCAAACTTTGGGATGACGCAATGGATGCCATCCGATATGCTGCCACCTACATCAAGGAGGAGTACTATACAGATGACTCATATCTGTCCTTCTAACAGGATGCCAACTCAAATACAATATAGGTATGGCAATGACAATCATAGCAGAACCTCAAGATTTCACTCCTGCTTACAATGAGTGCAAGTTCATAGTTAACTCAACTAATGTCAACAAGGATGGCTTCCGATATATCTTTGAGGTATTCAAGGCAGGCACATCCAACAGGATAGGATACTATAAGGCACTGCCTACCTATGGCACAGGCTATGGGGAGCAGGACTTGAGTAAGCTCTTGAGTAACATGGTAAGCTATGACTTCAATCCTACAATCACAACCTTCTATGATGCAGCTAACTCATACTATAAGTATGATATCAAGATAGGAGAGGAATATATATTTACGTTGGGGTACACAGCCTCATTGTCAGATGATAGCGGCAATGTTGAAATAACCCCATCAGCTGCTCACCCCTTTGCTGTGGGTGATCAGCTCAACATAACACAGGCAGACTTAGGTGTGGCCAATCCAGGAGTGGAAGGACTACACACAGTCATAGCTGTGACAGGCACAACATCATTCACTATCAATGCTCTATGGTCAGAGGTTACTAATGCAACTATCAATGGCTCAATCAAATATGCTGACAATAGGAAGGACATCAACCTCAATGAGATTAGCACCTTAGATAAGTATGTATTCAATGGAGCTATTCCTTGGATAGATATGCCATTCTATGATCAGACTGACTACACACTTGATAACACATCTGGACTGTGGCTCACTGACCAGCCGTTCACGTTCAGCTGTACACTTGGGCAGGACTTATACCTTAACATGAAGGATCCTAATATCAACACAAATCCTCGTATATATTTTGAGAACAGCAATGGTGATATATTTAGGAAATCAGTAACAGGAACTCAATATATAAGCGGCATCCCATGTGGTCCTAATAACTATGGCTCACTTACCTTAGTGAGTGGCACTGCAGGATTAATTAAAGGAACTACTGACTACTATGATGTATGGTATAGCAATGGGGTGTTTAACCCTGTAAAGTCTCAAAAGTATAGGATTAATATAGATAGGAGGATACAGATATCAGAGAGTCATATCTTATTCTTAGATAGGATGGGCTCATGGAGTAGCTTTGCCTTCCAACTTAAGAGCTATGAGAAGGGAACTATCAAGAGAGATACCTACAATAAGGATGTGCCAGGATATGTCACCTCATCTCAGTGGAAGTATAAAACTTATGAACAAGGTCAAGTAAATTTCAACACTCAAGTAGTTAAGACATACGACCTAAATACTAACTGGATGAGTGAGGCAGAGGGTACATACTTCCAACAGTTGTTAACATCTCCTCAAACCTATGTTAAGAATGTAGTATATCGAATTACAGAGGACTTAGATAATCTCTATGATGAGAGTGGATGTATCATACATATCCCTGAGTCAACTGAGTATGTAAGCTGTAATGTACTTAACACAAACTTTGAGGTATTTAAGCAACGAAACAACAACCTAATCAAGCAGTCAATACAAGTAAGGTTATCTAATAACGACATAATCAATGGTTAAGATAGTACTTGAGACAGGAGTCTTAGATGTATCAGAGAAGACTAACTTCCCTATCACGTTTAACGTGGGAGATATTAGAGACCTGTCAGCTCGCAAAGGAACATTCTCTAAGACAATAACTCTTGAAGGAACTAAGAATAATCATGAGCTATTAGGTCACTACTATGATGTGAACATCCAAGCGGGTAGCTTTAACATCAACACGTTGACTCGCTGTCAAGTGATACAGGATGGAGTGCCTATCTTAGATGATGCACTCTTGCAGTTGGTGAGTGTTAATAAGTCTCAGTACACTAATGCTTATGAGGAGGAGGTTAATTACACTGTACTCATCAAGGATAGTAGGGCTGAGTTTTTCAGTGCTATCACTAATGTTAATCTTGATGACTTAGATTTCTCAGACTTAGATCACACATTCTCAGCTACTGACATAGCAGCTACATTTGGCAACACTGTAGCAGATGGATATAAATATGTAATGCCTGTATGTACAGGAACAAATATCTATCAAGCTAATGAGTTCAAGCCTGCTATCTATGCTAAGACATACTTTGATAGGATATTTGCTGTGGCAGGATTTACATACACTTGGGCAGGTTTAACAGATGCTCACTTTGATAAGTTGTTAATACCTTACAATGGGGATGTTAATAACTTTGATTATACTGACTATAAAGTGGAAGCTACCAACACATGGACTACAAGTTATGTACAGGGCACAGGTGTGAACTATACATTCCAAGAGGACATTGACTCAGGATGGACAGAGATAGTGGATACACAATCTTTATTCAATCCTACTAATGGAGAGTACAGTTCACCATTCAGTATAGACCCATGGGCAGGTGAGCACTATACTTATCAGCTACAGATTGGAGGCAGCATTATCCTTGATAATAATAGTGGAGGTAATGCAGTCCTTGAGTATATCGCGGGAGGATACATAGTTAAAAATAAATATAGAGTATTTGCTGAGATTATTGTGGCAGGTTATGGCAACCTCAAGGTGTATGGCACAACAAGTGGAGTAGCTTACTATCCTGCTGCCTCACCATTACCAACAGGTAACACTACTATCTTAACCTTTGCTGAGTCTCTTAGCATCCCTGCCTTAGTTAGTGCAGCAGGTGTTCCTATAGATGTTGCTGACATACAAGTGTTATCAATAGGTGTGGAGGTAACTCAGACCTATGGTAGTGCTAACAGTAACGGAGCTAATATTTGGATAGCAGCAGGTGGAGGCTTCACCCCTGTAGATGTTAATGTTGTTCTTAACTTAGCATCTATCACTATGGTGATACTGCCAAGTCAAAACGCTCAGACTACAGGAGGTACTCTAATCATGAGTTCTTATGTTCCTGTTGAGATTAAGCAATCAGATTTTGTTAAGTCAATATTCCAGATGTACAACTTATATGTTGAGCAGGATATTGACAATCCATACAACCTCATCCTAAGACATAGAGATGAGTATTATGACTCAGGAGCTGAGAAGGATTGGAGTCAAAAGTTAGCGAAGGATAAGGCTCAAGAGTTGATGTTCCTTCCAGATGTGACTAAGAAAAAACTCAAGCTCACCTATGCACCCGATGAGGATCAGTCTAATGTGTTATACACACAGGCCACAGGAGAAATTTACGGGCAGATAGAATATACCTTTGACAATGAATATGTTAAGGATGTAGATACTAAGGAGCTGCTATTCTCACCCACCCCTGTGTATAAGACATTATTCGGAGCTTATGTTCCTGCAATCAATGGAGCGGCACCTAACACTAACATCCGTATCTTATATGATGGAGGCTTAGGTACTTGCCAACCATTTGACATCATAGATTTTGGCACAACAGGAGAGATAGGCTTGACTGACTATCCTATGCTTGGACATTTCAATGATCCTTTGTATCCTACCTTTGATATTAACTTTGGCACTAATGACTACTATTTTTATGAGGTAGGAAGTTTGACGGCTAACAACCTGTATAACTTATATTGGAGGCGTACTGTCAATCAGATAAACGTAGGTAAGATGTTGATAGCATTCTTTGACTTGAGTGAGGTTGATATCCAAGCTCTCAAGCTCAATGATAAGATATACATTGATAACTCATGGTGGAACATTAACAAGGTGCAGGATTACAACGCTAATAACAACAGCCTCACAAAGGTGGAGTTAATAAGCATTGATACTGAGATAGACTTAGCCCCTTATAAGAGGGGAGCAGGTAAGCCTATTGGAGATACTATCGTAGCAGTTGGTAATAATGAGGTATTTAAGCAGAGTGCTCAAGTCAACAACGTAGTGGTGCCAGGCTCAGATGTTCTAATCTTTGGTAAGGGGAACGCTGTGAGTCCAGGTGTTAAGGGAGTAGTGATTGGAGATGGACAGATACTTGAGCAGGATGGTATGGTAGTACCTAACTTGACTGTGACTGAGAGTATCAATGGTGCACCTGTAGTGAACTATAGGAAGTACATAGCTAATATTAGTCAGGCAGGAACTTTGGATCCAACTGTTACAATACTTGAGAACACTATAGGAGATATAGTGTGGACAAGGGTAGCAGCAGGTAGGTATCAAGGCACATTAACAGGTGCTTTCCCTGACCAAGATAAACTATATCTTTATTTAGGCAACAGTCAACAGAATAACTATGTTGCTATTTTTAGAGTCTCTGCAAATATTATTGAAATAATTACTTATGACTTCACCAATACAGGACAAGACAATATGCTTGATTATAACACAATAGAAATAAGAGTTTACTAATATGAATGAAGTAGAGATACCATTAAAGATAACCGGGATAGGTGCTATCAAGGCAGAGCTTAGAGAACTTAAAGGAGCTATAGCAGATGCCACTGACCCCGAACAAATAGCACAACTCTCAGCAAGAGCAGGTGAGCTTAAAGACCAACTTAAGGATGCTAATGATGCAGTGAATGTATTTGCATCAGGCTCTAAATTTGAGCAGGTGAGTAATTCTATTGGAGGTATTAAGGACTCATTAATGAGCTTAGACTTTGAGGAGGCACAGCAGAAGGCTCAAGTTTTTAGCAATGTAATGGGAAAGCTCAATCCTGGAGACTTAGCAAAGGGCTTCAAAGGGTTCATGGGTACTCTATCCACAGTCGGTGGAGCATTCGTAAAACTTGGAGCAACCATCTTAATGAATCCTATCTTTTTATTAGTGGCAGTCATCACTGCTATAGTGGCAGCTATTGGTATATTCTTAAAAAAAATAGGAGTACTTGATGCTATCTTAGAGGCAATCATGATACCTATCAATGCAGTGATACAAGGCTTTAAGGACCTGACTGATTGGATGGGTTTAACAGATAATGCAGCAGAGGAAAATGCTGAGGCAGTTAAAGAGGCAAGTGAGAAAAATAGAGAGAGCCTTAAGGCAGAGAGTCAAGCAAGGCAGGAACTATATAACCTTACTAAGGACTTAAGCGATGAGGAGATAGCTGCTATTGAGGAGAAGTTAGGAATCCAGATAGATACAAGTCAGAGCATCTTTGACCTTAAGAGGGAACAGATAGAGGGTGACATGGCTATCAATCAAGCTGAGATTGACTCATTAAACTTAAAGAAGGAACTTACAGATGAGGATAAGAAGAGATTAGCTGACTTGACTAAAACTCAAGCAGACTTGGCTAATCAACAAGTACAGAATGAGATAAACAAGATTAACGCTATAAGGAATCTCAATGTTAGCTTAGATAAGCAGATTGAGTTACTACAGGCCAAGCAAATCAAGGGAGAGTCTGAGCGTGCTAAGGCAATGCTTGACATCCAACAGAAGGAGGCACTTGCTAAGGTAGAGCAGCAGATTAAAGAGGCTCAACAGTTAGGTGATAGCACTGCACTTGCTAAGGCTCAACAGTTAAAGAACTTGATTATCCAGGACTTTAAGAGACAGGAGTTAGAGATAACTAACAAAGGGAATGCAGCAGCAGCTAAGGCTACCACAACAAGTGTAAGTACTACTAATAAAGAGGTAAAGAATAAATATTCTGAGGCACTTGCTGACCTACGCAAAAAGAATGAGGTAGCTTTGCAAGAGGCAGAGAATGCAGGTAAGTCAGAGCAAGAGCTTAGAGAATTACGCATAACACAACTTGAAGCTGAGAGAAAATATCTATCTGATAACCTCGCTAAAATCTATAAAAAAGAAGTTGATCAGAAGGCAGCTCTTGCTAAGATAGATAATGACCTTAAGAAAGCAAGAGATAAGAATGCTGAGGAGAGAGAAAAGGCAGAGAATGAGGAGTTGATTGCAAGGTTGAAAAGAAAAGAACTCAATGCAGCAGATGATATTGCTAAATTCGAGGCACAAAAGGAACTACTTGAAGCAGAGGCAAAGATAAAGATGGACTCACTTGAGGTAGGCTCAGAGGAGAGAGCATTGCTTGAGGATGAGACTGCTAAAAAGTTAAAAGAAATTGATGACCAAATCACAGTAAAAAAGATTGAGAATCAACAAAAGATTTTAGCAGCTGCACAACTTACAGCAGAGACTAAATTATCTAAGGAAGCCTTTGAACTTGAAAGATTTAAAGGTACTAAGGAGGAAGAGATTGCAGCAAATGAGGCATTTCTTCAAACTACATTAGATACACTTGATGCTCAAAGAACTGCTGAACTTGCAGCAAAAGACTTGAGTGAGTCAGAGATAGCTGCCATAAAAGAAAAATATCGTCAAGCTGAAATAGTAGCAGAAGAGACTAAAGCGGCTAAGTTGGTTGAGATAGATGATAAGGCAAGAGAAAAACTTAATGCAAATATTGAGGCTGGATTTCAACTTGCTACAACAGCAGCAGGAGCCATTGCATCAATACAAGACATTAACACAAAAAAGAAACTTAAAGGAGTACAACAAGGAAGTAAGGAAGAGGAGAAAATACTTAAGCAACAATTTGAGCAACAGAAAAAAATGCAGTTAGCAATGGCTGTTATCAATGGAGCTCAAGCCATTACATCAATCCTTGCTCAGTATCCTAAGTTTGATGGAGGTTTTGCTATGGCAGCTGCAATAGCTGGCTCAGTAATATCAACAGCTACAAGTTTAGCAACAATAGCAAGCACATCCTTTGAGGGTGGAGGTAATGCTCCAACTGCAGACACTAATAGTTTCACAGGTGGAGGTAATACAACAGGAGGCATGGCCACTCCATCAGTTAGTCTATTCGGTCAAGGTAACCAACTCAATAATGTAGGCAACCCGAACCAAGAGGGAGGAGGTCAGACTATCACAGTCAATGCTATAGTGAGTGAGACTGAGATGACCAACGTACAGAACAAAATTAATAAGATACAAAAGAACGCAGAACTATGACAAGTTATCAAGCATTAATCAATAAGATAGAGGCATTCTATAACGCACATCTACAGGTAAAAAAAGTAGGTAGTGACTTCGTGGAGCAGTTACCTAACTTTGCGACAAAGGATGAGAAATATCCTCTTGTGTTTATAGCACCTATCACAGCTATAGCAACTGAGAACACTAATACAATGAGCTTAGAGATAACCTGCCTGGACATCATACAAAAGGATAGAGCTAATATCACTGTGATACTCTCAGACTGTCATCAGATATTAGTTGACTTAGTGAACTATTTTACTTTCAGTGATGACTATAGCTTTGATGTATTAGGACAACCTGCCATAGTGCCATTGAATAATCAAGTGTTAGACTATGCAGCAGGGTGGGTCATGACCTTAGATGTTGACATGAGTAATTGGACAGATTGCCAAGTCCCTATTATAACAGAATCATAAGTTAATTACAATATAGGTATGGCTATCAATAGACAGAAAATATCTCAGATGACTCCCAAGGGGTCAGACCTTGATCCTACAGATTTACTTGAGGTAAGTGTTTTGAGTGGCTTTGGATACAACACATACTCTATCACAGGCCTTGAGTTGATGAGAGCTGCTGCATCATTGAATAACTTGTACACTCAGACAGCAACAAGCACACCTGTCACCAACACAACTACTGAGACCTCTCTACTTGATGGCGGCTTAGGTAGTTTAAGTATCCCTGCTGATGGGTTCAATGTAGGTGATAGCTTCCATGCTATACTAACAGGCCATATCTCAGCTGTCAACAATCATACCTTAACTATAAGGATAAAAAGTGGCAGTGTTGTATTGGCAACAACAGGAGCAATCACAATGGCAGGAACAACTACCAAGCATTGGAAATTAGAGATATACTTCACTGTGAGAGCTATAGGAGCAGCTGGTGTAGCATCAATAGCTGCAGGAGGTGCTTTCATGTACACAAAGAATGCATCCAACAACTTTGAGGGCACTAACTTTAGTACTGAGAACACCACTACCTTTGATACAACCATAAGCAACACACTATCAATCACAGCTCAATGGGGTACTGCCAACGCTGGGGACTCTATATACTCGGAAATATTCACTTTAAATAAAACATATTAAAAATGGCAACAGATAATGAAATCTTAATAGCTAAGAAAGGAACTTTTGTACTTAACAATACAACAGAGAAAACTGTAAATGTCAATGCTATTGTAGTCCTTGAGGATACTGTATTCAATCTTATCAAGATAGCAGGTGTAGATGTTAAGTCAACTTATATTGCTGCACCGGCAACAGCTGTGAAAGCAGGCACTATCATCAGAGCTACAGCGGCTCAACAATTCAGTGGAGTTAAGTTAACATCTGGAAGTGCATTGCTAATACTTGCATAATGATTGGCTATGGTAACAGCGTTTTTTTACGCACAGCTTGGGAAGTAAGTGGAGGGGTTTCTCCTGTCAACACTGTTGCTCCTGCTATAACAGGAACAGCACAGGAAGGTCAGACAGTAAGCTGCTCAACAGGTACATGGACAGGCACACCTACTATAACCTTTGCATATCAATGGAAGCGTAATGGCTCTAACATTGCAAGTGCAACTAACTCAACCTATGTCCTTGTGACAGCAGATGTAGGTCAATCAATTAAGTGTACTGTGACAGCTACAAATGGAATTGGAAGTGCCAATGCAGATAGTAATACAGTTACTCCCATTGCATACAATCAATATTCAATGACCTTTGACGGGGTTGATGAGGGAATAACAACTGGCAATATAGATTTTACTTCTGCTATATCTATTTCGTTTTGGATGAAAACAACGGACACGGGTAGTTTAAATTCAATAATATCAAAAGATGATACAAGTGTAAGATCATGGGGTGTTGTTTGGAGGGGTTCTTCTGCGGGTTTACGTAGGCTTTATTTCTTTGTATGGAATACTAATGGAACAGTGAATACAGTACAATCAACAGCTAATATATTAGATGATAACAATTGGCATCATATATTATGTACTTATAACGGTACTACTGGAACAAATGGTCTTAAAATGTATGTTGATGGAGTTTTGAACGGTCAAACAACTGCATCAAGTACAGGTATTCTTTCCTCAAATAGAGTGGTTACAATAGGTAAATTATCAAATGTAAATGATTGGTATTTTTCTGGAAGACTTGATGAGATAGCAATGTGGAATACAGATCAAAGTGCAAATATTTCAACAATATACAATGCTGGAAATCCTTCAAATTTAAGTTCGTTAACACCTAATCATTGGTGGAGAATGGGAGATGGAGATACATTCAGCACAAATTGGACATTAATTGATAACGGAAGTGGTGGAGTTAATGGAACTTCTGTAAACATGGAAATTACTGACAGAACAACTGATGTACCTTAATTAATTTATATGACAGATACTTATTCAATAATAGATATTAATGACCTATCCAAAGTAGATTTCACTCAAGTAGGTGAAACAACGTCAAGCACAATTAGAAAGTCATTGGATAATTCTAAATTTGTTTTAAAGTGGGATCAAACACCTACTTTTATAACAGATGGTACAATAGTTCCTTTACAGATATTAACTCATGCTGAATGCTTAGAATTAATGGAAACACCTGAATGGTCAAAACCCTTTGAATAATGGCACGCTACGCAAATAATGGTATATTCAATGTCAAGTATCCTACAAGGAGAAAGATACAACGCATCTTGCAGCAGATAATATCTGAGGATGGTGCTATTGATACAGGAGCTATGTATGACTCAGTGCGTATCAATGCTAAAATCCCTGCATTAGGTGAACTTGAGATACAGATTATTGCAATGTATTATTTTGGGTTTCTTAATAATGGAACTATCTACATAACACCTTATGACTTCTGTGCAGAGTTATCCAGGAGATTAGATTCAGAAGGTATAACAACAGAAATATATTCTCAATATACTGAATGGATGGTTGAAAGGTATCCTATATTACAAGTGGCAAATATATTAGGTGATAAGCGTTCTATCATTTATACATTTGAGCCTATAGGTGGAGATTTCTCAGCTCCTCTATCATTCAGAGGTATGTTATAGATTAAGCTCTTTTTTCATTGACAGCATATTAAAGGTAAGTACAAGAGGTAGGTCAGTTACTTGCTTAAACTTAGTCAAGTCCTCATTACAAAGAGAATAGAGTAGTCTCTCCCATCCCCATTTCACAGCAGACTTTTGTTCAGCTTGTGCCTTAGACTCATCGGATGTCATTGGTTTATTATCATCCTCCTCATCTCCATCCTCTTCATTAAAAAGTAAGTGATACTTATCCATGAAATCCTGTCTAAATGATAGGTACTCAGGTATGATACCATAGATATCATTGATACAGTACTCATCAAATAGTTCATGCCGGTCAAATGGATTGAACTCATAAGGCTCAAAGCTCAACTGCCCCCACTCATTAGTGGTATG